AATATGAAATGATGGATGTTGATGCTGAGATTAATGCTTGTTTAGATATTATCAGTGAATTCAGTACACAAAAGAACGAACACAATAAGACTCCGTTCAGTTTAGAATGGCGTGAAGAGCCTACTCCGCACGAAGTAGATTTATTAAAAACTCAACTACAACAGTGGTGTAAGTTGAATGAAATGGAAACACGTATCTTTAAAATTTTTAGAAATTGCATAAAGTACGGGGATCAGGTTTTTGTACGTGATCCAGAAAACTTTAAGTTATATTGGGTAGATATGACTAAGGTTATTAAAGTTATTGTTAACGAAAGTGAAGGTAAAAAGCCTGAACAATATGTTATTAAAGACTTAAACATTAACTTAGAAAACTTAGTTGTAGCACAGAAAACAAATACAGACTTTGCCGCTAATCCAGCAACTGGTATGGGTGGTACCGGTGGAGGAGGCTCTGGTGGGGGTGGTGGTTATACTGTTCCAAGTATGCCCTACAATACAACCGGTAGTCGTTTTAGTTTAGGATTCAATGAAGCCGCTATTGATTCCAAACACGTTGTTCATTTAAGTTTAACAGAAGGTTTAGACCGGTTCTGGCCATTTGGTCAAAGTATTTTAGAGAATGTCTTTAAAGTTTATAAGCAAAAAGAATTACTAGAAGATGCGGTATTAATCTATCGTGTACAACGTGCACCAGAGCGTAGAGTGTTTAAGATTGACGTTGGTAATATGCCAAGTCATATGGCTATGGCATTTGTTGAACGTATTAAGAATGAGATTCATCAAAGACGTATCCCAAGTACACACGGTGGTGGTAGTATGGTAGATGCTACATATAATCCATTAAGTATGAACGAAGATTATTTCTTCCCAGTAACAGCAGATGGTCGTGGAAGTAGTGTTGACTTACTACCCGGTGGACAGAACTTGGGTGAGATTGATGACTTGCGTTACTTCAACAACAGATTAGCACGTGGTCTACGTGTTCCAAGTAGTTACTTACCTACTGGTCCTGACGACAACGTTACTCCTATGAGTGATGGTCGTGTTGGCACAGCTATGATCCAAGAGTTTCGTTTCAATCAATATTGCGAACGACTACAGAACTATATGATTAGAAAGCTTGATGAAGAATTCAAGTTATTCTTACGTTGGAGAGGACTGAATATTGACAGTGGACTGTTTAACTTAACGTTTAACCCACCACAAAACTTTGCGGCTTATCGTCAAAGTGAGTTAGATACGGCACGTATGGGTTCATTTACAGCAATTGAAGCTTATCCATATATGAGTAAACGCTTTGCTATGGAACGCTTCTTAGGATTAACTGAAGAAGAAATCGCTAAAAACGAGAAAATGTGGCGTGAAGAAAACGACAAAGAAGTTGACATTCAGCCCGAAGGTAGTGATTTGCGAGGTATTGGTGTATCAGTTGGTGATATTGAGACTGATATGCAAGCCGGTGAAGATGCTACTGCCGCAGAAGAAATGCCAATGGATCCTTCATTAGATGCCGCAGGTCAAGTTCCACAGCCAGGAGAAGCTCAGCCAGGACAGAATATGCCAGCGCCAGGTGGCACGGGAATGTAATTTAGATAAATAACTGTATGAAATTATTTGAAATGTTTGATCCAGCAGTAGCAGGTTATCAAGACGTAGGTGCTGATAACAGTAAGCCAAAGTGGAGAGAAAGCCGCAAAACAAAGTTAACATTAAAACAAATTCGCAAATTACGTAAGATGAATGATGTACGTAATTATGAAAAGGTCAATTATCTTAAAAAGATACATCAACAATATGCACCCAAAACAGAAGGTGCACCGACTATATAATGAGTAGTTTAATCAAAAACGTAAAAAAATAGCACTTATTGTGCTATTTTTTTTGATACCCACTAAATAACTCTACAAAGCCATTTACATTCAGGAGACAAACAATGGACAACAAAAAATTTGAACAACTTATTGATTTGATTATCAATGAGAACGAAGAACAAGCACGTGCATTATTTCACGATATCGTGGTTGAGAAAAGCCGCCAGATCTATGAAGAAATGATGGATGATGAAATGGGCGAAGGCGGAATCGGTGGCCAAGTTGGTGATCTAATCCGTGAAATCGATGTTGAAGAACAAGGCATGGCTGAAGCTGAAGATGATGACCTAGAGTTTGATTCTGATGAAGATGAAGTAATTGACATTGAAGCCGGCGAAGATGAAGAAGGTGGCGAAGAAGGTCTAGAAGACCGTGTTGTTGACCTAGAAGATAAATTAGACCAGTTAATGGCCGAGTTTGAAGAAATTATGGGTGCCGACGATTCAGAAGTCGACGGTGATGAAAGTGATGCTGAGTTTGATGACGAAGCAGAAGAAGCCGGCAAAGACTTTACAAAAGATTTAGAAGATGGTAATGATGAAGATCCTATGATGGAAGCTATTACATTGAAGAAAGTTTCTGTAACTCACGGTGACAACGGTGTTCAAAATAAGAGCACAGTAGACGCTAACAGTGGTCAAGCTGGAATGGACAGTAGACCAGTTAAGTTCAGTGGTGCTAGTGAATCAGTTCCAACAGGACCAAAAGGACCAAGCAATGCATATTCTAAAGGTGAATCATCTGTAAAAGATGCTAACAAGTGGAAAAATGCACCAGCACAAAACAATGCAGACTTAACAGCCGCACCTAAGCCAGTCACTAAAGACGAAGCAGGTAAAGTTCGTAGTCCAGTAGCAGAATCACGTAACTCTACAAAGCGTAGAGTTTAATAGGAATCTGAGAGAAAATGGCTTATCTTAAAGAGCACTTGACATTTGACCGCGCAGGTATGGTGGTTGAGTCTGTCAGTGAAGGTGACAAGAAGAACCTTTATATGAAGGGCATCTTCATTCAGGGCGGGGTAAAGAACGCAAATGAGCGTGTTTATCCCGTTGCTGAGATTGAAGTCGCTGTACAAACTCTAAATGAGCAAATTACAAGTGGTTACTCAGTATTAGGTGAAGTAGATCACCCAGACGATTTAAAGATTAACTTAGACCGTGTATCACATATGATAACAAGTATGTGGATGGACGGAGCTAATGGATTCGGCAAATTAAAGATTTTACCAACTCCAATGGGTGAATTAGTTAAGACTATGTTGGAGAGTGGTGTGAAACTCGGCGTATCAAGTCGTGGCAGCGGTAACGTTGACGATATGAACGGCAAAGTTAGTGACTTTGAAATAGTCACTGTGGATATTGTTGCACAACCTAGCGCACCAAATGCGTATCCTAAAGCAATTTATGAAGGCATGATGAATATGAAGCATGGTCATAAATTGTTGGATATTGCAAAGGACGCAAGAGGCGACAAGAAAGTAGAGAAGTACTTGAAAGAGGAAGTAATGCGCCTTATCAAGGATCTCAAAATTAACAAAGGGGAATAAGCATGTTTGATGCTATCAAGCCATTACTTGACAGTGGACTTATCAATGAAGATGTAGGGGCTCAGTTAAATGAGGCCTGGGAATCTAAATTGAATGAGGCTCGCCAGCAAGTCCGTGCAGAATTACACGAAGAATTCGCACAACGTTATGAACATGACAGAAGCGTAATGGTAGAAGCCCTTGACAAGATGGTTACAGAAAGCCTATCAGAAGAAATTGAAGAATTTCACTCTGAGAAGCAAGCAATGAACGAAGACCGTGTGAAAGCACAAATGAAACTACGTGAATCAGCAACAAAATTCAATGACTTTATGGTTACTAAACTAGCCGAAGAAATCAAAGAACTACGTTCAGATCGTATTATCGCTAAAGAAAGTCAACAAAAGCTAGAACAATTTATTGTTCACGCACTAGCCCGTGAAATCAAAGAGTTCTCTCAAGATAAACAGGCAGTTGTTGAAGCTAAGGTTAAGTTAGTTGCTGAAGGTCGTAAACAATTAGAAGCATTGAAGGCACGTTTTGTGACCGAATCTGCTAAGAAATTGTCTATCGCTGTAGCAGGACAGTTAAAGGGTGAACTAGGCCAGTTGAAAGAAGATATTAAAGTTGCAAAAGAAAACAGCTTTGGTCGTCGTATTTTCGAAAGCTTTGCAGGTGAATTCTCAGTTACTCATTTAAATGACAAAGCTGAGACAAGAAAACTAATGCAAAAATTAGAAGATAAAGATCGTCAATTAGCAGAATCCATTACACAAATCAACAACACTAAAAAGTTAGTTGAATCAAAAGAACGTGAAGTTCGTATTATTAAAGAGTCTAACCTTCGTGAGAAGATGATGACTGAATTGCTTTCTACTCTTAATGAGGAAAAAGCAGGAGTAATGCAGAACTTACTAGAGAGTGTGCAAACAGGTAAACTGCAAGCCGCTTTCGATAAGTATCTACCAGCCGTACTAAACACTGGCTCTACTAAGAAGGCTGTAAAGTCTAGCTTAACTGAGTCAAAGATGATTAGTGAAGTTACAGGGGATAAAGCTGCCAAACAAGAAGTTGATATGGAACAACGTGACAACGTTATAGATATCAAGCGTCTGGCAGGGCTTTAATTAAAAAGACATAGATTAGGAGAAATATAAATGTCAAAAGTTCTATTAGAAAGCCGTTGGGACGAGACCAAGGAAGCTCTGTTAGAAGGCTTAAAGGGCACTCGCCGCTCAACTATGGGTGTTATCTTAGAAAACACTAAGAAACAACTACTTGCTGAATCTTCAGCAGGAACAACTACTGCTGGTAACATCGCTACATTAAACCGTGTGATTCTTCCAGTTATCCGTCGTGTTATGCCAACTGTTATTGCTAACGAGTTGGTTGGCGTTCAGCCAATGACTGGCCCAGTAGGTCAGATTCATACACTACGTGTACGTTATGCACAAAACTTAGTGGACAACTCTGCCGCTCAAACTAGCGTTACTGCTGGTCAAGAAGCGTTGAGCCCATTCACTATTGCTCAAGCATATTCACGTCAGCCATCTAACGATGCAACTGCAACAGGTTACACAGGTAACAACACTGCGGCTCTTGAAGGTAACGGCGGTCGTCAGATCAGCGTTCAAATCTTGCGTCAAGCTGTTGAAGCTAAGTCACGTAAATTGCAAGCACGTTGGACATTTGAGGCAGCACAAGATGCTCAGTCTCAACATGGTATTGACGTTGAAGCAGAAATCATGGCAGCTCTTGCACAAGAGATTACTGCTGAGATTGACCAAGAGATTCTATTGTCACTACGCACATTAGCATCTACAGAGTATACATACAACCAAGCTACTGTATCAGGTACAGCTACTTACGTTGGTGACGAACACGCTGCCTTAGCTGTTCTAATCAACCGTGTTGCTAACTTGATCGCCCAACGTACACGTCGTGGCGCA